CATGTCTCCACACCAAGTTGCGTCGCGTATCGCTCCCAGCCACCACCGGGTGATCGGGTATCTCCCCCGCGGTGATGCTTAAGCGCCTTCTGCCCGTTGTGCTGCGCGAGTACGGGATGGCGCAGTGGCCACTTCAGATCGCGCATCTTGTGGCGGTTGCGCGGGTCGGCGTTGAGGTTCACCTCCTCGAGGTGCCACGGATTCTGGTCGCGCCAAGCGTTGACTCCTCGGAGGAGAAAGCCCGCGTACCACGCGCACCAGTCTTGCGGCTTCGTCAGTTTTGTCGGGTCGTCGACCATTGGGATCGGTGTGTTGCTGGTACCGTGCTGGCCGATCCACATCACCATTCCGTCGAGCGTGGTGAACACGTCGAGGATGAGGTCGTCGAAGATCTTAGCGAGGATCAACTGCCGCTCCGACGTCAGCGGCAGTCCCTTGATGCCCGACGCCAAGATGCGCTCCTTGAGCGCGACGCCTATCCCACTGCAGCACGAGCACCAGATGTTGATCACGTTGAGCGGGAAGCCGACGCGTGACGCGTGCTCCCCGCTGTTGCGCCCGACGATGATGAATGTGTCGTCGGAATGGCGACGTGCCAGGTCCATGAGTAGACCGACGCCCTCGACATCACCACCGAGGTTGCCACACTTCGCCAGTGTCAGTGGCATGGAGCGGCCTAGCTTAGCATAGCCAATGCGCTTCCCCACGCTGGGTTCCTCTCTCGTATGAGGAGGCCGGACCGCCTGTGCGCCTGTGCTCTAAGCGGTCCGGCCTCGGTCTATGGGTCAGAACGGCTGGGCAGGTGGTGTGGGCGGAACACCGGGCGCCGTGGGTGCGGCGACGGTCGGCGGGGTCGACGGAATGGGCGGTCCGGCGGCCGGAGCGCCTCCTGGGGCACCTACGACCGGCGGGCCGACGGTAGCTCCGGGTGGTGGCGGACCCGTGCCCGAATATGCCTTGACCGCCGTCACTTGATTGCGCATGGCACCTTGCCACTCGGCGGCACCTAGCGCGACGGTTGCCATTCGGTTGACGAGATCCCTCGCCACCTGGTCCGGGTGCGGGTTCGCGGCGAAGTAGTCGGCGGTGAGACCGAGCTGCGCCATCTGCTGGAAGAAGATGCGCAGTGCGATGGGACTTTCTGCGGAGAGGGTGAAGTTCGTCCAGATCGGGCGGTCTTTCTTGGGCCCGTCGAGGACGCGCATCTTCACCTTGTACATCGGCTTCCCGTTCGCCGTCTTCGTGCACTCCGCCTCGGTGACCATCACGTTGTAGTCACCGTCGGGAAGTACCGAGTCCGTCGCTTCCTTCTGCAGTGCCGCCCAGTCGATCTCAGTCACTGGTCACCGCCTCCTTCTCTTCCTGGTAGATCGTACTCAACATGTCCTCCACATCGGGGTTGACGATGGTGTCGGGCAGTGCACCCTGGACCCGCTCGCCCGACTCGAACGATGGGTGTGAGCCGACGAACAGGTTCACCTGCGCGACGGTGTTGTTCCCGTCCGCGTCGGCGACGCGTGTCTGGAACGCGTAGGCGCAGATGTCCACCCAGTACGGCAGCGAGACGCTGATCTGTCCCTGCATGTACGGGCGCCACTTACCGCTCTCCTCGCGCGTCTCCGCGACAAAGAGAACGCAGCGCACGGGCCCGGGCATGATGGTCAGGTCACGGAAGCCGCGGATGACGCCGTCCATCTGGACGAGCAGCGCGCCCCAGCCGTCGTAGCCCTTGACGAGTCCGTCGCTGGAGATGTTCTGCTTGCAGCGACGCTGCAGCTCCGTGATGCTGTCCAGAACGATGGACTGAAAGTCGTGCTGGGCCTGCGTGAGCCACTGATACACCTGCCGCATTGTCGCCCAACTGGCCACGGCGACGTAGCAGAAGTCCCACGTGCCGTCGTGCCTGGGCGGCGGACCCTGGGCGGGGTCCCAGTTCCTCTTGCGCAGCGGCGTACCCGACCTGAAGCCGCGCTGCCTGATGAACTTCCACGAGCCCTCCGCGTCGATGACGAGGAGTGGCAGCGGGGCGGTCGACGTGAGGGTCGACTTGCCCGCCTTGCTGGCGCCGTGGATGAGCATCGACAGAACGTTACCCTTCTCTTCAGTCACTCGATCCCTCCGATCGCTTCACTGATGTAGTACTCCAGCGGGTCACGCTTCGTGTACAGCTGCGCGAGCATCGCCTCCGCGCGCGATCCGTCGTCGAACATCGGGCACACGGCGAAGAAGTCGCAGTCCCACGTGCAGTTGCGGTTCGGCGTTGGGTAGGCGATCTCACGTGGGTCCACACCCTCGTCCAGCTCATCACTCACGTCGAGCATGGCGTGGATCTCACCACGGATCCGGCGTCCGTACGAATTGAGTTCGTGGTCGTTGTGCCGCACCTCCACCCGCTCGTAGAAGGGCGGCTTGGCCTTGTCGGTTCGCTTCACCCGCTTGAGCATGTTGTACAGCGCACCTACCGCTCGCTGACCGTCCTCGAGGTTCAGGTACTCGAGGTAGTGGTAATGCAACATCTGCTCGTCCAGCGGCAGCATAAGCGTCGGCGTGCGGAGGTCACCGACCGTCTTGTGATCCATGAAGAGGTGGGCGCCGTCGCTGATACGATGTAAGCGCACGTCCAGCTTACCGATGATCGCAACGTTGCGACCGATCGGCACGTGTGCCTCTAGGTACGTCTCCGGGGCGATCACCTCGTAGTCGGCGTCGGCTCCCGTCGTGGCGAGCCACTCAACGTAGCCCTCGAGCATGATGCGCTCGAGGTCGGCCTCCGACTCGAACTTCTTTGCGGTCTCCGGATCCATCTCGCCCGCGGCCGTGCGGTCCAGTACGATGAGACGCTCGAGTTGGTCGAGCATCTGGTCGGGTCGCGTAGGTCCGCCGGGTACGTAGTGCTCCTTAAGAGCTCGATGGCAACGATCACCGACCTGCCGCACACCTGTGGGCGGCTCGGCGCGAAGCGTGAGTCCACGAAACCACGCGAGCCACCACTTACGTCGACAGCGCTTGAACGTCTGCAGCTCGGAGTTCGACACGAAGCGATCGTACGTCGTGGCGGCCAGCCGGGAAAGTTCCGCGAGGTCAACCGCCGCGTGCCCAAAAGGGAGGGTGTCCTCCGTTACGGGTTCGGTTGTGTTCGGCGTAGCAGAGACCACAGCCACCGGAGGTGGGGCCTGCGGCGTGGGCGGCGATGGCGTGCCACCGTCGGTCGTGACGGCAGTGACGCCCGCGAGCTCAAGTCGGGAACGCTCGTCATCGGTCATCCTTCCCTTTGCCTCGATGCGCCAGATCTTACCTTCGGTGATGCCCGACTCGACCGCCAGCTGGCGACGAGACATGTGACGTCGCTGTCGGTACGCAACGACGTCCGCTCCGGTGATGCTCACAGCGTCTCTCCCATGATGCGTGCTTCCTCGACGTCAAGTTCCGTGGTGTCGCCACCCGCGGCGAGGATGGTTGCGCGGTCTTGCACGATCTGCTGCAGTCGCGCGTACTTCTCGTTCAGCGATGCGATCTGGTTCACCTCGATCGTATCACGCGCCACCACGTCGATGATGTGAACGGACTCGTGCCGCTCCGACCCGATACGATGCACGCGGTCCTCGGCCTGGCGGTTGTCGACCATGCTGTCGGATCGCTGCAGTCGGATGAGCGTGTCGGCGGCGGTCATCGTGAGGCCCGTGCCACCCGCCTTAATGGTGAACAGTAGGTACTGCAGCCTACCCGCTTGAAAGTCCTCCAGCGTTCTCTGCCGCTCGTACTGGCTGGTCACGGCGCCGGTGATGAGTCCGTACGACGCGTGTCGTCCGTCGAGTCGTTTCGCCGAGAGTTCGATGAGCTTACGCCACTCGGCGCAGATGACCGCCTGCCGCGGGCCAAGCTCGTCAAGGATGACCTCGAGTTCGTCCAGCTTAGGCGACGGATCGACGAGCTTAACGTCCCACTCGGTGACGTCATCCGTGCCGTGGGTGTCGACCTCGACCGACGCCGACGCGAACTGCATCAGCCGCGTGCGGCGCACGAGATCGTTCGCGGCGACGAGTGTGCCACTGCCGACGATGACGCCGAGTCCGTCAGAGAGTGCCTTGTACGCGCGCGCCTGGGCGGGCGTCATGTGGACCCAGCGGGTCGATCGCACCTTTGCCGGCAGCTGCGGCAGGACGAGCTCCTTAGGCATGCGTCGGAAGCGCGGCTGGAACATCGCCTCGAACTCACCACGTCGTTCGGGATTGATACCCACGACGTCGAGGCCGCCGTACCCGTTCCACGCCTGGAGGCAGTAGCGGTCGACGAACGCCGTCTTCGTCGGAAAGTCCTTCGGTGAGATCGTATGCAGTACCGACCACAGGTCCAGCGGCGTGTTCGCGATTGGCGTTCCCGTCAGCGCCCAGCGATACCGCACGCTGGGTTGGTGCGCCACCGCCCACACCGCGCGCGTCTGCTTAGAGTGTGGGTCCTTGATACGGTGTGCCTCGTCGATGATGACGGTTTTGAACGGGATGGCGTTGAGCTCTTTCGGGTGGACTTCACACCGTGACGACGGAATGTTTTCTCCGCGAGAGTCGCACTCACGGCAGCGCTTGAGCCGGATGCTGCCGAAGGGCGCGAGGCGCGAGATGAGTCGCACGGCCTCGATGTTCACGATGATGAGCGCCGATGGGTCGGCGGCGGCCTGCCCCAAAGCCTTCCGCCGACCCACCGCGCCTCCTGTGATGACGTAGGGTGTGACGCCCGGCAGCCAGCGCGGGGCCTCTGCCTCCCACATGGTCTTCACGGAGTTCGGGGAGATGATGATTGCAGGTAGCGCGTCCTGGCGAAGAGTGAGAAGTGCAGCGAGCGCCTGGATCGTCTTGCCCGTTCCCATGTCATCGCCGAGAAGCACCTCAACACCGCGAGCGAGGAACTCTGCGCCCACGCGCTGAAACGGGTAGAGCCCATCTTCGGAGTTCCACAGCCAGTCGGGCTCAGTGAGGACGCGCATGTGCATCAGCTCGTCGATCTCAACTCGGCGCGCCCACGCCCACTCAAGTAGCTTGTCACCGATAGAGAGTTGATCGTGAAAGACGCCGCGAAGCGTGACGCACGTCGCCCAGGATAGCGGGGCTCGCCACTCTTTCGCCACCGGCTCCCACCGCGCACCGGGCACTTGCTTAATCAGTTCCTT